GGCCGCATTGTTTACTTGATGGAAGTATGGGGAGACGACCAATTTGCCGCAACCCGCCGAGCCATCGTCCGAGCAGCCGCAGCAATAGGAGCCGCGAAATGAGCGACACCCTGATACAGCGCATCAAAGACTTGACCGCCAGATTTGGTAAGGGATGGCACGACGGCATTCAAATTGACGCATCCGACATTGCCGATTTATGCCTAGCCGCCGACGCCCTCGAACAGCAGGCCGCGCAGATCGAGGCGCTGCGGGCTGATGCGGAGCGGCTGAGGCTATTGTTATCAGATGCACGCTGCGCGCTGGACTATCACCAAGAGCAGACAAGGCCGATCCACTCGACACGCACCGCGCTAGAAGCAATCGACGCAGAGCTAAGAAAGGTCTGAGCATGGAAACAGAACACCCGCGCGACGACCAAGAGCGTGCATGCCTGCGCTGCCTGTGGTGGCGACCGATAAACAGTGTCTCAGGCCACTGTAAGCGCATGCCACCCGCTAGGCCGGATGGCGAGGCCGAGGGCTATTGGCCCATGACGGGCCGTGCGGATTGGTGCGGAGAGTATCGCGACGACGCCGCGCTGCGCCAGGAGCAGCCAGCCGGGGAGGGGGAGAAGTGAGCCGCTACTCAGGAAAGATCAAAGTTGTCTGTGTGGACTTGCTTTGTTTCCCCGCCGATCCGCAAACGCTCGACCCACTGGGAACGGGGGTCTTTGATCAATGGGCTTGGAGCGATCCCGAGGACGGACCAGTCGAAACAATTGACATAGCCGAGTGGCAGATAAGACGCAACCGGCAATGGCTGGCAGCGGCTGGTAGATGGAGCGTTAGCGCATGAGCATCGATGTGATACCGACCAAGATCGAAGGCTACGACGCAGAGATGAAGGAAGGCGTCTTCACGGTCGTCGCCGAAGATGAAGCCTGCGCGATGGTGACGATCAGCACCGCGGTAAACGTCGCATCATGGGACGAAATCTCTGCAAAGGTGCGCGAGGCACTCGTGATGCTCAAGTTGGAAACTGACGCGGATGGAGTGTGACGCCATGACCGACGACAAGATGGACACAGCCGACATTGCCGAGTTTCTCCGACGCTCCCGCGCCTATGTAACGGACACGCTGACGAAGGCTCCCGACTTCCAGCGCCCGATCATCGACAGATCACCGAGGCTGCGGTTTTGGAGGCGTGAGGATGTCGAGACGTGGGCGGGTTCCGAAGGTGCGAGCGTACCGAAAGTGTAGAGCGGGACGATTTTTTGTGCGCTGTCATGGCGCGATTATGTGACGGAGGGATGAGATGGGAGAGATGTGCGACTTTGAAGCCGAGTTCTATCCTGGGAACTGGCTGCAAGCCTCGTATGGCAGGAACGGCAAGACGCGCCGCGCGCAGAACAAGAAAATCGTGCTGAGTGTCAACGCCGACACCTACGCGAAGTACAAGGCCATTGGCGGGGCGAAGGTGCTGAAGCAGATGATCGTCGCCGCCACCCCACAGGAGCCCACCCCATGACCCTGCCGCCGCTGCCCTTACCCGGACTTTGCATGGATGTAGGAACAGGTTTTCGGAAGTGGTATTCCGCCGACCAGATGAACGCTCACGCCACCGCCGCAGTTGCCGCCGCAGTGCTGGCCGAGCGGGAGGCACTAGACTCTAGCTGGGAAGCCCTGCGCGTTTGGAAGGAAGAAGGCGAGCGCATAACGGAACGCCACGCGCACAACTTTATGTTTTACATAGGCGTATGGTGGGCTGATCGACCGTGGAGGGATCGACCTACCGATTGATGCCATGATGCAATCAATGAGCGGGCCGTTTCCAGCCCGCCGATGATTACACCGGGTCGGGGTTCAGATCATCCAGCGCTTGAGCGACTGCCTTGAGGTCGGCCACGGCCGCGTCGACTTCCGGCGTGGTGCCGCCAGCCGCAGCAAGCGCGTCGGCCAATGCGGCAATCTTGGCGACGATCTCGCCAGATGCCTTGGTAAGTTGGGTCTCGATTGCAGCAAGTTCTGCTGCGTGTGTAGCTTGGTCGGTCATGATGAGTCGTTGCCTTTCGTGAAGATGCGCGTACAGCGCGAGAGTGATCGCCATGACGGCGAACGAGAAAAGGACGGCGATCAGCATCACCGCTCCCTCAGTGAGTCGTAGGACTTGACGCAGGCTTCGCCGGCAATGCGGGCACGGTCTGCGTACTCAGCAAGTTGTCCTGCATGATCCTGAAGAACTCCGAACACGACGGATGGCAGATCGACGGTTTCGCCGGCTGGCGGGCTTGCGTCGACAGTGCCGGCGGCTGGACAACGACCGGCGGCGACGGCGGCTGCAAACCGCTTGCGCAGGCGCTCAGAAGCATCGCGAGCAGCAGCGGCGTCAGCGATGGCGGATTGAACTTTCTGGTTCGCGTCATGAACGATCTCCTCTTGCGCCTTGGTGGTGCGCTTGATCTCTGCGTCGGCCGCTTCGTTGCGGATGCGATTCGACTCGGCCCACTTCGCGTAGACCCGAGCCTCGGCGGCCTTCTCGACCTTGTTGACGGCGTGCGCGTGCCAGCCGAACAGGCCGGCCACCAGAGCGGCGCCGGCCACGAAGATCGCCCAGCGCGGAATGAGCAGGCTGAAGAACGTCATGACAGGCACAACTCCATCTCGGCTTGCCGCCGCTTGGTGAGACCGGGCAGCACGACGGACTGGCCGGCCACGGTCGCGCGGTTCCATCTCGGCAACTGGCGGCACGCGCCCGCGATGTCTCCCGCCTTGAGCAGCCGCGCCGCGGTGCTGTTCTTCATGTCGCAGACCAGACGCGATCCGATGTTGAACGTCGCGTCGGCGAACGCTGCCAGCGGCTTTTCAGGAAGACCCGGTGCGCAGCGCTCCACGATGTCGATCGCCGTGCGCATGTCGTCGGTCAGGAACTGGTTGCACTCGGCAAGCGAATACTTGCGGCCGGCCACCACGTCAGACCCGGTGTGCCCGTAGCAGACGGTCAGGATGCCGGGCGGATCTCGATAGGCGAACTGCCGCAACCCTTCTGCCGGTATTGCCAGAGCCGTGGCCAGCGCAGTCGCCGCGGCGATGCGTCGCTTCCTAGCGTCCATCGTGCAGGTTCTTCTGCTCGATCACGCGAGCGATGCCGGCCGACAGGGAAACGATCGCCGCCGCCAGAATGAACCGGCCGCTCGGGAACTGCGGCGTCATCAGGTTGACAACCAGTTCGGCGGTCGACAACAGGCACGACAGGATGTTCAGCCGGATCGCCCACGAGCGGCGCAGCACGCGCTTCCAGTCGTTGATCAGGCGCATCAGTCTTTCCCGCAGAACATGATGTTGTTCATGTAAATCACAGTTTGCTTCCTCGCGCTTCAATCAGCCTGTCCAACTTGGCATCGATGCGGTCGAGTTGCTGCCGAATCTGATTGACCGCAGTCGCGTTTACCAAATCCTGAGAGTCGTCGCGTCGCTCCTGCGTCACCACAGATCTCTCAATGAGCGCAATTCGCTGCTCCAACTTGCCCGCGTACCAGATGACCATTGCCGCTTGAGCCAGCAAGGCGAAGATGAGTCCAATTGGAACTTTCTTGTCTAGGTGCCAATGCTTTTCGTACTCTGCTTCATTCATCGCTCTGGTCCTTCTTGGTAACGCGCCGCGCAAGCGCTTCAATATCGACGTGATGCACGCCATCAATGACCGTGGCGAATGGGAGGGTGTGCTTTCCAACGCGCCGCGCTACTACTTTCTTGATGCCCAGTTCATGCAGGGTTTGAAGCAACTCGCGCAGCAGCGAGCGGCTCAACGTGCCTTGCAGGATCTTTATTTCCGCGATTGAATCGCCGACACACTCGATCACGCACGAGGCGACAAATTCAGGGAATGGGTCGTCCGAGTCCACGCAGAACCGCAGCATGTAAGCGCGGCCGGTGATCGGCTCGACTGTTATCACGGCATCACACGTCCGCAGTCACCCGCAGCACGTTGGTCTGATCGCAGTACACGATGGCCGTCTTGCCGGTGGCGATCGTGATGCCCGTGCCGCTGGAGCCGATGACCTGAATGCTGCCTCCAGTGCATTCATTGCGAATCGTCCACGTCGCGTTCTTCAGCGGAACAACGAGGTTTCTGGTCGCCGTCAGCGCGCCGGTCGTGACGATCGTTCTGCACAGGGAATGCGCTTGTGTAATCGTCTGATTCGCGTCGGCCATCGCCTGCGTCGTCCTGCCTTCGAAGTACCTGGCAATCGCAGCCGGGTCGCGTTCGTCGGTGTAGCTCGTGATGGTCGATCCATCGGAGACCACCGTGTAGAGCGGGCAGCGCGTCGGCGAGCGTGTGGAGTTGGCCGAGATCACGCCGGACTGGTTGATCTCGATGTAGCGCGTGCTGCTCGCCGTGATCGCGACCGTGCCGTTGGCAACCGAAGTCGGAAGACCACTCGCGAGGTACTTGCCTCCGAAGTAGCCCCATGTCAGACCCGAGCATGTCGCGGCGTTGCGGCCGAAGTAGGTCGACGGGCTGGCTGCATCGATCAGTTCGTTGACCAGCGCCTCCTGGTTGTCCTGCGACTCACTGAGCTCGACAAGGTTGGTTGTGCTGTCAGCCATCAGACGGTTCCTCTGAGTTTGTATCCGCGCCCGACGACGGCGCTGATCTGGTAGACCTCGACGTACAGCGTCGATTGGAATGAGCCGAAGTCATCGATCTGATCGGCCCGCGAATAGACGTACTCCGGGGTGGTCACGCGCTCTGTCCGAAGCACCGTGCCGTAACCGCTGTCGCTGTAGACGAGGACGTCGTATTCCTCGCTTGCCTCGCCGAGCGGGGCCAGCCCGGTCGTGAAGTTCTTGGACAGGCGCGTGCGGCGATCCCACGTCAGCGTCGTGCTGCTGTCGACCACCGTGTCTGCGTAGGCTGCGAGCGGCTGGCCGAACGAGCGCGATGCCTCGCCGTCGCCGACCTTCAACCGGAACTCATCCATGTACCCGATGAAGAACTGGTTGTTCGATGGATCGTCGCGACCGATCACCGCACGCGCCCGGCTGAAGTTCGCCGACGTGACCCACGAGCCTTCAAGCGTTCCGTTGATGTAAAGCTGCATCACGCCGCTGACCCGGCGCAGGGCGATGTAGGCCCACGTCGTCGCGGCCAGCCTGGCGCTTGAACTGATGCGGTTCGCGTTGTTGCTGAAGACGTTGACGCCGGTCCCGAAGCAGTACATGGCGAAGCCATTGGCATCCGCGCTCGACGTGCGGTTGTCGAACAGCACCCGGCCTTGCGCGGCCGTGACGTTGTCCGGTCGAATCCACATATCCAGCACGAAGTCGCCGCTGATCGACGGCATCGACGTGTAGGTCAGGTAGTCGCCCGTGCCGTCGAAGTACATCGCAGCGGTGCCGAATTGAAACTGCGTCGTGCTGGTCTTCGTGTTGCCAGAGACGGTCGGTGTGCGGCCGTTGGTGCTCGAGTCCGTGAACACGACACCGTTGTTGGCTCCGTCGCCGTGCAGCAGCAATTCGACGTACTCGAAATTCGAGTCGTCCGACGTGCCGGCGGCGATCCGGTTCGCGCGCAGGTTGCAGGGCGAATAGGGTTTCTTGCCGACACCGCTGAACGTGACCGACTGCGACTCGGCCGTCGACACCTTGCGCCCGAACGTGACCGCCTTGAAGTACCGGGTTGCGCTCAGTTCGCTCGTGTCGAACTGTTCGCGCCGGATGCCGCGCGTGTTGAAGACGACAAAGTCCTCGCCGATGGCGTGGCCCGACATGGCCCAGTCGGTGCCCTTGCGTCCGCGCAGGAAGCCGCTGAGTTGGTACGTCTCGACGCCGACCAGCGTCGCGTTCATCGCATAGACGAACTCGTCGCCGATCAGGTAGATCGGCGCGATGCCGCTCAGGATCTGGTCGCGGGTGTAGCTCGACAACGTGCCAGAGCGCATCTCGACCGTGACGCTCGACGTGTGATCAAAGCGGTTGCCTCTGGCCCAGGTTGTCAGCGCCGACGTGACGACACCGACCGATGCGGTCTCCGTGACCGACTGACGAACCACGTAGGTCACGTCGTCCGGCGACTTGAACAGTTGCGCGCCTGGCGAAGCCTCGCCGTTCGCGTGGCAGACGGCATACACGCCGAGCTCGTCGTCGGCGTCGCGCAGGATCGCCACGTCCTTGATCAGCAGTTCGGTGTCGATCGGGGCGCCGACGCTGCTCGTTTCCTCGTAGCCCAGATCGGTGATGCCGGACGACACGCGCGCATTGACGTCGTGCAGGATCGCCTCGTACTTCAGGACCGTGCCGTTGTCCTCGCGCTTGCCGAGCCGGAACAGCAGTTGATCGCCGGCCGCCGTGTCGACGGAAACCAGGTCGTAGGGTTCCAGTTTCAGGTACTCGGTCGTCAGGCTGATCGTCGTGCGGATCTTCGCCGTCGCCTTTTCCGTGACCAGACCATCGGCGATCTTCTTGGCCTCGGTCTCGGTGAAGCAGATCGGAACCTGCGTCGTGCTGACGCTGTTCTGGTCGCTGGTCAGGATGTCCGAGAACTCGGTCGCGGTGATGTAGTCGGCGTTCGCGTTGATGTAACTCAGGGCGATCTGCGAAGCGTCTTCCAACTGGTTGATGAAGTCCAGTTGCAGCGGCTCGACCTCAGACCCTTCGGATTCATTGGCGCCGAGCGCGTCGTAGTCCAGCGTCGCGACCGATGTGGTCGGCTTGCGCTTGAGGTACAGCTTGTCGCGCAGCACGCACGAGAAGTCATACATTTGCCCGAGCATCTCGAGCACCTGGCGCGCCGGGGTGACTTGCGACACCGACAGGCCGCGGATCGGAGTGCTGATTGATTCCAGATCGGTGACATCGAACTGGTCTGCGCGCAGTCCGCAACGCAGCAGCAGGCGCTCTACAACGCCAGCGACCGTGCTTGCCGTGACGACACTGCGCGCCTTGAACTTGCGTAGGTAAAAGTCTAGGTCCCAAGCGTTTGGTGATGCGGTAACTTCTTCCAATCCCCACGCAGCAAAGTTTTCAGTGCAGTAGTAAACGCCGCTTAGATGATCTGCTCCATAGAACTCGACATTTGTTGGCGTGCTGACTTCCTCAAACTCTGTTGTAATTTTCCAGAGCCTGCCTCGGTATGAGGAAAGCACCCAAACAACGCCGTCTTTGTCGACCCTGATCCACGCCCGCATATCGTTGGTTGCGACACTGAGCCCGCCATAGTCGAAGTTGTCTGCGGTGTCCTCAACTTGGTCTACAAAGGTTCCCGTGTAGTCATAGCGCCTGACACGCCAATGGCTTGACGAGTAGCAAAGCGCGTAGATGTGTCCATCCCATGCGGCCAGCGAAATGAGGCCAGGAATTGATGCGCCGATAGTGACGGTCACTCCGCTGACGATCACCGGAGCGTCGGGATCTGCAACGCTGTTGTATCCAGTATTCCCCCACACCCAGACATCCTGAACCTCGTCATACGCGACCTTGCGAGCTACTGGGAGGTAGACCTCTGAATCGCCGGCCGGTATCGTGGTAGCCACAGGCGAGACAGCGCCGGTCTCTGGGTCGATTGACTCGAATACGGTGCCGTCAGTGACTGATGACCCAATGAATGTGAAGTACAACATTCGAGGGCGGCCATTGGTCGTGGCCCAAACCGGCTCGAAATGAGAGTTGCGCGCAGGCGGTGTAATGATCCTTTTGAATTTGAACGCCCCGAAGTTTTTCGACTTCAGGAAGTAGTAGTTCAATGACCCTGCGCTTAGGTTGTAGCAAAGCCACGCTGTGCTTTCGTAGACTGCCGGCTGATAGAACGCAATCGGGGATGGAATGGGTACGGATTGAAATACCGAAGAAACATCAGAAACCGCTTCCCCGCCCTGATCGGCTACCGCGCCCGCGCTGATGACCTCGAATTTGAAGTTCCCGATGCGGCCCGAGTTGCCGAGTTGCAGGTTGTCGAATGCGATCGACCCGCTGCCGATGTAGGCCAGCGCTTCGGCGGTGCCGACTGCCGCCTCGTAGGCCGGATGCGGCATCTGGTCGTCGTCGCCCGTGTAGACGGTGAACGAGTCCCACAGGTCGTTCTGGTCGGCGGCGATTGTCGTGCCGATGTCACCCGACGCGAGCGAGTTGTAGACCAGTTCGCCGTCGTACCAGATCCGCGACACGCCCGCGATCTTGTTGTCGCAGATGACGAACAGCAGGTTGACCGAGTAGGTGTAGGTCGTTTGGCTCGCGCCGCCGCCCTTGCCTGCTTCGGTCTCGGTAGCCGTCTCTGTCAGGTCCGACGCCCACGCGAGTTCGCAACTGATCCCGACCGTGCCCTCGATGTACGCGATCGGGTTTCCGTACTCGGTTCCCGTGACCTTCAGGTCGTGCAGGCGCGGACCCTGCATCTTCTGCTGCGGAGCGCCGAGCATGGAGCCCAGACTCCAGCCGATCGCCGCGCCCTGCGGCCCACCCACGGCAAAGCCTACCGCTGCGCCTGCAGCGGCTACGATGAGTTGTCCCATGTCAGACGACTCCCGGCATGCGGAAGGCTGCGGCGAACCGCATGCCTTGCGAGAACATCAGTCGGGTCTCGATGACGCGCGGCTTCGGTTTGGCGAACGCGGCCGCATGGATGATCGAAAAGCCGCCGTGCCGGTAATCGCCGACGACGCCCAAGTGCTGCGGCAACTTGTCCACGATCACAGCCACCACGTCGCCCACCTGCATCTCGGCCTGCTTGACCTGAGTCATGTGCTGCCGGCACCAGCCGAGCATGCTGACGCCATCGGCCTCGCGCGGGTAGTTCCCGACATCGAAGTCCTCGGGCACCATGCCGAGCCGGCGGGCCACGACGATCACCACACCAGCGCAGTCGATGCCGATGCCGGGCAATCTGGCCTGGTGCTGGAATGGCGTTCCGATGAGGCTGCGCGCCTCGGCCACGATCTGTTCGCGATCCGTCATACGCTCGGCCTCGGTGGCTTCGTCAACTTGTCGATCGATGGGCGATGCGGCTCGGCACGCATGCGCAGGATGTTTGAGAACCCCTGGCAGTCCACGACACGCTTGCGGCAGCCGCGGATGATCGAGAACGTGTCGCCCACCTGAATCGGGCGGAACGTCGGCAGACTCTGCGTGATGACGCCGCCGCCGGCATGCGCCCTCACCTTCGACTGCATGCCGGCGTTGTCACCCGACAACCACTCGATCAGACCCTCGCCGAAGTAGTCGGCCGCTTGAGCGAGCCCGGCCGCCGTGAAGACGTAGTTGCTGGTGACGCCCGTGACCGTGCCGCTGAAGGTGTACGGGTACAGGTCGACGCCGCAGCGCGCGTCGCCGAGCCGGTTGCGGCATGTCTTCGTGCTGACCGTGCCGATCGGTTGCTGCAAATACTGCTGCAAGCCGCGCATCTCGATCACGATGGTCGACAGTCGAACCGACGCTTCGCCGATCGTGCCGGCCATCAGGTCTTCGACCACGTTGCCCGTGACCCAGTTGTAGCGAAAGATCAGGAACTCGGCGTTGCGCCAGAGTCCGTTGAATATGTCCGCGATGTCGAACACCGTGCCGTCGTCCAGCGTGGAGAGCTCGAGGTTGTCGACCGCGAAGCCGGCCGATCCGCTGATGCTCGACACGTTGACACCGGGGCTGGAGTCGTAGAGTTGGCTGGAGATCGTGATGTCGATGTCGTGGCTGGTGAAGCCCAGCACCAGACCGTCGCGCCGGGTGATGCGCAGCGCCGACGCGAGCGTGGTCATCCCCGACGAGAGCAGCAACTGCTCGCCTGAATCGATGGTCTTCATTACGGAATGCGCACTTCTTCGATGGCGATCTGCGGCCAGGCGGCGCGGATCTCGCCGGCTGCGATCAGCCGGAACTGCGCCTGGTCGCTGACGAACGAGCACGGCACGTCGAACTGCCCTTCCCAGGTGTACGTGTCGCCGCCCGCGTGCCCGCTGATCGTGGCGATGCCCGTCGTGTAGTCGATCGTCGCCGTGGCCACAGACGTCACCGCAGCCCGGGTGCGGTACACGATGACCGTGGCGCTGACGGGTTTCTTGATCTGGCGGGTGAACGTGCGCGTGTAGGCGGTGTAGACGCGGTTCAGTTGGTAGTCCGAGCCGCTGATCAGCGTCAGCGAACTGTTCTCCTGCGTCGCGGTGAAGTCGAGCCAGTCCTTGTAGCGGAACGAATCCGCCCGGCCGCCGACGACGTAGAAGAACGACTTGAGCAACTCCAGCCGGTCAGACCGCTTCAGCGCGTGCGCCACGTCGTAGCGGTGCAGCGGCATCGACCAGTTGCGGTTGGTGGAGCGGATGCCAGAGATCGTCGTGGCCACCGACGTCGACCACATCGGGCCGCCGGTTGCGCCTTCCGAGATGGACTCGGGGAACCGCTTGTCGAAGAACGCCATGTCAGTTGTTCCTCAAGTTGGCGACCATCGCGCCGCGGTAGGCTTCGGCCGCAAGCTGGTTGCGGGTCTTCGTGTCGACACGGCCTTGGCTGTTGAACTGGATCGTCTGCTGCACGATCCGGTCGCCGCCGCGGTATCCGTCGCCGTTGCCGCCGCCCATGCGCTTCATCGGAACGATGTTCTTGCCGGTGCTGCCACCGAACGCGAGCTCGGGACCGTTCTCGCCGACGACGCCCCACTTGCCGGCCGGGATGTTTCCGCCGTCCGCGAAGAACCCGCTGAAGAAACTCGCCGCGCTGCTGAAGAACCCGCCGCTTCCGGCGTTCGCGCTGGCCGTCGTGATGCTGCCGAGCGCCGATGCGCCGCCTTGTGCGCCGAGCGAGAAAGCCGCAGACGTCGCAGCCGCCGTCAGCGCAGTCAGAGCGGCCGTCGATGTGGTCGTGGCCACGATGTTGGCGGTGATGGCCGCAGTCTCGGTCGCCTTCGATGCCGCACCAACGACGTTGCCGCCGCCCGATGCGCCGCCTCCGATTCCGAGCACGCCCTTGAAGAAATTGCCGACCGGGTTGTCACCTTCGGTCGCACCCTTCAGGATGCCCTCGAGTCCCTTGGTCAGCGGATCAGTCACCAGCAACTTGGTGCCGATGTTCAGCAACTGCTTCTCGACCGAATCGATGACGCTGCCGAGACCCTTGAAGTTCACGATCGAGTCGCCGATGGTCTGGGCGATGCCGCCCGCTGCCGTCTTCGCAGACTCGCGCAGCCGGTTCAGCGCAGCATCCGCAACGTCGATCGCTTGCGCGTACTGGAGTGCGGCATTGGTCGCGGCTTCCTGCTTGGCCTGATCGTCAGGCGCGGCGTCGGCGATCTCCTTCAGTTTTTCCGCCTGGATGCGCAACTGCTCGGCCGCTCGGGTTCGGATCTCGGTCAGCCCGCGCTCGGTGTCGTACAGCGACAGGGCGCTGTTCTGCGCTTGCAACAGGAACAACTGCTCCTGTGCCGCAGCCCGATTGCTGATGAAGCCAATCTGCCGCTGCGCCTCGGTCAACTGATTCGACAGTTCAAGCGCCTTCTGCTGGCGCGCGATGTCGGCTTCGCTGACGCCGCCGCCGGATGCCTTCGACAACAGGCGTGCGTTCTCGATCGCCTGCTTGGTGCGGATCGCGGCAGCGCCGGCCTCGTCGCCTTCCAACTGCTTCAGTTGGGCGCTGTACTCAATGACCCGGTCGTTCAGTGCCTTGAGGCTGGCGGCTTCCTGCTGGTTGGCCAGCGTGATCGAGCGCGCGCCGGCAATGCGAGCGGCGGTCTGCTGGTCGCGGAAGTCGTTGATCTTGGTCTGCGCAGCGATGCGGTCGCTCGGGTCTTTTGACTTCGCGATGAACGCTTCTTCGGCACCGATCGACTTCTCGAGCGCGGACAGTTCGGCGGCCAGCGAGGTCTCGGTGATGGCACGGCGCTCGTTGTAGAAGTCGCGCAGCGAGATCGCGCCAGAGTCGTACACGCCCTGCAGGTACTTCTGCTGGAAATCGGTTGCGGCGCGCTCGGCCTGCAACTGGTTCTCGTACTCCTTCAGCGCCTGGTCGCGCTCGGCCTTGAGGATCTGGTCGGGTTCCTTGTCCTTGCGACCGCTTCCCGAAGTCTGCTTGTAGCGCTTCTCGATGATGTCTCGCGCGGTCTTCTGCTCTGCCGCGTTGACCGGCGATCCGGCTGCAGCACTCGTGATGAACCCGCGCTCAAGTTCGGCGAGTTCCTTGTTCTTCTGCGCCACCGTCTTGCCGGCCGCGAGGATGCCATCCAGTTTGGTGCGGAATGCGATGGCCGCCTGATTGGTGGCCGCGCGGTCTGCTTCGGCAAATGCGTTGTCGTCCTGCCGCAACTTCTTCTTGGCGAGTTCGGTCAGGTTCGCCTCTTGAGCCGCGACCGAGTTGCCTTCTCCGCGCAGCGCCGGACGCGACGAGAACGCCGGATTCCCAGACTCCGCTGTCTGTCGGCGATGCAGCGCATCCAGTGCGGTGCTGGCCT